CCCCGCCCGCGCTAACAGCGCACCCTGAGTAGGTGTATTTATTACGGGTAACGGAGTAACTGCCGCATGTGGTAGTGGTCCCTAACGCAAATATACCTACCGTGCTATTACCAGTAGCGGAACCTCTGTCCGACCCATCTGTAGCCGCCCCGCCTGCGCTGACTACATCTCCTGAGTAAGTGTACTTATCACGGGTGACTGTACGTGCGGCAGCCGTGGAGCCAAGTGCAAATATCCCAACCGTCCCATCTAACCCGGCAGTGATACTATTACTAAACGCGCTGATCGGTGACGGGCCATAGCTGTTCAAGGCAAACGCCCCGAACGTGTAAGACGAGCCGTTGGTCAACCCAGACACTGTAATCGGGGAGCTTGCCGCAGCGCCACCAAAACCACCGATATTACTCAGAGCCGTGTAGCTAGTGATGGGCGATCCACCCACGTTGGCTGGAGCCGTAAACGTCACGCGCCCGCAGTTACTGCCTCCAGCCGTAGCCGTGCCAATAGTAGGTGCGTTAGGGGCCTGTAGCGGGTTAAATCCTGCGCCTAGTATGCCGCCTTGATAGCGTTTTGACATCTGCTGTTACCCCTCAAATTCTTGATAGGTCGCTATCACGCCATGAGTTCATAGCTAACACTGAACGTCAACTTGCTTGCAGTCCCTGATGTAATTGAAATGGATGTGCCCTCCTCAAGATAGAGGCCGGTCGTTTTGTCAACCACAATCAGCGAGGCGTCGGCAGGTACCGAAACTGTAGAGGCAATCGGGAAGGCCGTGCCGCCCGATGGGGCTGACCCCTGCGCTACAGCGCCGTTGGTGTAGATCGACACCGTTGCGTCAACGGCATTGGTACCATCTATGTTCGCAACAACGATCTGGTTAATCTTCAACACATTGTTTGAGGCCGCTGCGTTTGGCAGCAGTACAACGGCTGTCGTGCCTGTCGGCGTGAAGTACGTCGTCTTACCCGTAATCGTTGTGAGTGATGCTATATTTGGCGCTGCCACGTCAATATCTCCTTAATTACAAACCGAAGACCATCGCCAGTGCAGTAGCGCGTGCTTGCGATACCCCCGATGAGGCTGGTGCCTGTGAAACCCATGTTGTGCCATCGCTGACCAATACATTACCTAAAGTACCCGGCGCAACAACTTGAAGCGCGCTTGTACCATTACCCAAAAGGACGTTATTTGTCGTGAGCGTAGTCGCGCCTGTACCGCCATTGGCGACAGGCAGTGTGCCTGTTACGTTTGTTGCAAGGTTAACCGTCGATAGATATCCACTTGGGTTAGCAGCGCTATAGGGTGTAAAGCCAAGGGCAGTAGTTACCTCACCCGATGTTAAGGCTAGTGTGCCGCCAAGAGTCAAAGAACCCGACGTTGTAATTGAGCCTGTAAGTGTAAGTCCGCTAACAGTACCCGTTCCAGCTACCGACGTCACCGTGCCAGTATTAGAGGTAAACCCGCTTGGGTTAGCTGCCGGATACGCACCTAGAGAAGTCAAGGCATTAGCAGCGGTCGTGGCGTTTGTACCGCCATTGGCGATAGGAAGTACTGCAGAGCCTGCGGCAATAGCCGCGCCGTCCTGATACACCGACTTTTCTGCCGGATATGTAACAAACACATCCTTGACGCCTGCGGCAAAGTCTACGAGCGCACCAGCATTACTGGACTCTAGTACGGTATCACGGGAAAGCGTAGGGCCAGCACCGAGATACGTACCGATACCAACTTCCCACTGGCTATCCAGATTGATCGTATAGTATGTCGTATTAGCGTTGCCAATTACGGAAAAAGACTGATAGCCAATTACAGCACCGGCAAGGGTTATGGTCCCCGTGCCGGTGGTAGTGGTAGTCTCTCGGACGCGATCAGCAACGACTAAAGGCATTGGTCTTCCTTATACGATACGGATAATAGCGGTGGTATTAGTAGCCGTTGGGAAGATGATGGTGAAGTCACCGTCCGTCGAGGTTTTATCTGAACCAAAATCTAGCGTAGCAACTGCAGCGTTCGTTAGCGTACCCCCAGCGTTAGAAAGCGCTGATGGCGTGGTGTTATAGATAAGTGCGCCACGTGCAGTAATGGTCGAGTTGGCGAAAGTCAGGTCAGAAAAGTCTGTGAAGCCTGTGCCTGTAGACGCGCTGTTGTTGGATGTAACGACGCCCAGATTGACGAGCGTGCCGCCACCAGCAGTGTAGTTAGTACCTGTAATTTCGTTTGACGCAGTATATGCGGTGGTGTTGGCGTCAATCGAAGCGGACGAAGTGTATAGCGCCAGCTTGAAAGTATCGCCGCTTACGCGGAAATCGTGTACGGCCAGCATAAGCTCGGCCTTAAACGACGTGGTCATTGCTTGAGTAATTGCCATTTCGTGGCCTCCTTATGTGTCGAGTATCGAGGTAAGCTCTGGATACCCCGCCTGTTTAAATTTATTTACCAGAGTTACGTTATGTGACCGCACGGCCTCGTGCATGTAGTGCACCAGAACAGCACGGATGCTGTCTTTGAAAGCTTCAGCTTGGTCACGAATAGCGGGATGTGCTGCGCTACCCACATAGATAATTTTGTCTAACGCCCGTTCGGCAACTTCCTCCGGCGTGGACCCACGACCTTGGGTCGCCATAACCATGACGTTACCAATAGTGCCTGAAACGGGATCAAACATCTATATCTCCTACCTAACCGGATACCGAACTTGCGGCGTCCGGTACATATCCTGACGGTTTTTACCTTCACCAAGCTGTTTGAGCATCCCCATCGCTTCAGTGTACCGCTTCTGGTACTCAGCGTTGATGTCCTGCTCGCCCTTCATAAAGATATACGCTTCAATTAGCGCACCGTAAAGCAAAGCGCTATCGAAATTATCACCTAACCAAGAAGTGCCAGCCGTTACGATTGACTCTGGGTAGTAGAAGTAATGTAGCTCGACTACGTAATCTTCATCTGGTGTTGGCCCAAGAATGTACGAGTTCTCATCAAAGTAGGCGTAGTGTGTAGGTATACCTGTAACAGTTGGGTTCGGAAACGACTGCCGGATATAGCTTACATCCTTGTTGAGCATATACTCATAACGTCCATCAGCGTCGATGACAGCTATAGAGAAGTTGGCCAGCCAGTCTGAAGGCACCGACAGGTATTTATTACCTGCCGTCATGTTACCCGTCACGTTCTTACGCAGATCAAGCAACTGCACCGTGTTAAAGATGCGCTGCTCGGCCTGTTCAATAAACGTGTTGATCTGTTCGGTAGACGTGAACGTCACCGGAGTGGAGCCGTCAGAGCCGGTCCATGAGGTGTTGGGGAAGTCGTTTTCGACGTACCCCTTGATTGTCTCGAACAGTTCAGCGTAATTCATTATGCCAACTTCTTGCTGCTATGCGTGCCCTTAGTCGCCGCACCCGTACCGCGAGTTTTCACAGTCTGAGTGTTAGCTACTTTATTAGGGTAGCCGTTGTTGCCCATATCAACCGTGTAGTTCATTGGTTGTTTTGCACGCGATGGAAGCGGGTTCTCACCCGCACCAAGAAACGGCCAACCTGTGTTATCCTTAGCCATATTAGATACCCTTCTTAGGTACGCTACGTACAGATTTCTTCTGGTTTGCGACTTTAGCAAGATTGCGGCCCATAGCACCCATTTGTGCGTTGGTCTTGCCGCCCTTGGCCATCTTAGTCAGGGGTTTGCCCTTGTGCATTGCGCGCTCGTGCTTGTGCACGGCCTTCGCTGCAGTGGCTTTATCCTGCTTCATATCTTTCTTATCCATCACTAATTCTCCGTCTCAATTGTTACGGTCCCTACTTGACCAGTGCCTAATAGCGTATTTGGAAGACCAAATAAACCCAAAGGATCATTTAGTCCTACAGGGTTCCAACCCCACTGGATTATGCGACTACCGTCACTTGGGTTATTGTTCGGGTTAAGGCCCGATTGGTAGTAGCTGTTGTCTGGGCGTGGGTCTCGCAACGCCTGTGGGTCATCCACTGGATACATACCCAACTGAAGCTGGGGCTGATCTGGTTCCCAGCATGTGGGGCACACAAGGATATTGACATTCTTAGTCTTAATGACGAGCCGCTTGAGTTCCTTCAGCTTGTACCGAAAGTTACAGCGGTCGCACTGGGCGATTGCCCATTTACCAGATGCAAACCGATTAGGCACAAATCACCGGAAATACTGACGAGGTGCGATGCGCAATGGCGCTTTCTCACGGTCCTCATCAGCAGCCTGTTGCCAGAGTTCTTCGTACTGCATCTTCAACCCAGCAGAGCGCTCAAGCGCGCCGGGAACCTTTAGGGATAGGTGGTACGCGAGACCAGCCACCAAACAAGGGAGGAACCTAAACGGTATATCTTGCGTAGTAACACCATCACCAGCATCCTGTAAGCGGCGCAAGCGCCAGTAAACAAAGGTATAATAGTTGCTCTGGTCTGGGGCTGGCCACACATTAATCTGCGGTTCTTTCACACCAGTAACCGGATAGTCTGCACCTGACTGGCGGTTGATCCACACTTGGATAGGCCGACCCTGCGCGTTCTTGTTTGGAATAGTCGAGTATGTGTCGATACTAATCCGGTTGATGGTGATGTCGGTCTGCTGCTCCCCAGTCTGGGTGCGCACGACATGCTCAAGTAGGTCTATGGTATCTACAGGTAGGTCATAGACAATCTGCCCCTGAACCATAGGGATCGAACCTTGCTCGATGGTCCACAGGTTAATACCACGGTTAGCCCACTCAATGGTAAGCAGGTTCAAACTACGACGCGCAGTGCGTAAGTCATAGCCCGTGCGAAGCTCAGCCCCGCAACGCTCAAAAGCCTCTTCGACTAGGTCGTTGAGGTTAAGATTAAATGTGCTGGTTCCGCTAGTGGTCATCGGTATTTCGCTGCCTTCTTCGCTATGGCCTTCGGCTGCTTAACAAACTGTTTGCCTGCCTTAATACCTGCGCGCTTCGCCTTGCTTGTAGCAGAGTATTCCTGCGAACTCAAAGCCTCACGTGCTTTCTTAGGTAAGTAGCGCTCACCCGTAGCTTTCTTGCCCTGCGTAGACGGCTTGCCCGACTTGGTTCCCCAGTCTTCCTTGGTCCATTTGGTCAAGGATTTCTGTGCTTCTGTCTTTGGGCCGCTATAGCCACCGCCAGACTTCTTATACCGCTGCGTAGCAAGCTGAGCTTTTCTCGCGGACCATTGCCCCGGATTGCCGCCTTTGTCGCCAGCTTTTACACTAGCGACAATGCGTTTCCACTTGGGTTCGTCCGACCGGGCCATTACTTCTTCTTGAAGCCCTTAAGCATCTGCGCAAACCGTGCACGTTGACCTAGCTTACCGGGGGCCTTGGCGGCTTTTGCAAGTTTCCCTGCTGGGATTTTCTTTCCCTTAGGAGTGCCAAGCTGCGCACGGAGTGCGCCCGGTTTCTTGATCGCTTTGGAGATGTCAAGCTTCGCCTTACCGCCCTTAGCATACACAGCCACCTCGTCGGGGTTATCCTTACGACGGATTGTCTTTTTACCCGGCATTTTGGAAGGGTTTATATCCCCCATACCCCGACAAGCGCGCATTAGCAGGTTTTCCCGCCACGAGCCAGCATCTTGCCCTTGGTCTTACCCTTTACAGCGCAACCATCAGCACGCTTAGAGGCAGAGGAGACTGAGCCACCTGAAGCGTAGCACTTACCGCCACCGGCCTTCTTCATCATTGCACGGCCCTTAGTGTCAGCAGACTTCTTGACGAGAGCCTTACCGAACTTAGTTGCCTTACCGCCTTTTGCCATACCCGTGGTGTTACCACGCGCAGCTTTAGCCGCAGTGTTTGCTGCCTTCCGTGCTGCAAGGTTCTCTCTGGTGATTGGCCCTAATTTTGGAGCAGAGGCTGCTGCGGCAGTGCCCGTGATGTTACCCCGCGCAGCTTTAGCCGCAGTGTTTGCTGCCTTTCGTGCCGCAAGATTTTCGCGGGTAATTGGCCCTGAGCTTGAAACAGCGGGTTTTGCCGCAGTAGTTGTTGGCCTTGCGGTCGTAGTAGCGGATGCGCCAGCGGGCATACCACCCATAGCCATTTTCTTTACCTTACCGCCTTTTGCGTAGCCGCTCGAACGGTTTGCACGACCGATAGCTGCGGCCTGTTCTGGTGTAGGCTTGAGGTTTTTTATAGACTTACGGAACTTAGCATCCGCTGCCCGCTCGGCAGCAGTTGGTTGTGGGGGTTTTGGAGGTGTTGAACCACCGGAACGATATTTCATAGCTTTGTCCTTCCTATCTCTTCTACTTTAGCTTCAAGGCGTTCAAATGCCTTATCAAACCGGTCACCCAGCCTATCGACCATTATGTTTACTTCTGACCGAGTGACATGGTCGCGTGCCACTTCTTCACGGGTTTTGTTGAGTAGGATGCCGAGACGATCCAACTCGTCGATCTTGCCTTTAAACAAGAAGCCCATGATTGCCACCGTTGCGCTTAGTGCGACGTTCCATATCATCATCTCCATGTCAACACTTCCAAGCCCGGAGTGACTTGTTGATGCGGCTGTTAGGATCATTCGCAGTCTTCTTGCTTGTGAGTTTCTTCTTCATCCCGGACATCCGAGCGCAGAATGACTTCTTACGCGGACCACCTTCGGGCTGCGGTGCCTTGAGACCGGGCTTACCCGGATTGGCTTTGTTGTAAGACGCACGACCCTTGGCGTTCAGCCCGCCAGACTTCGCTTTACCTTCTTTGCGTTGCCATGCGGGTGTCTTAGCCATCAGACGAACCGTCCTTTCGTCTTACCCTTGGTAGCGCAGCCGTCGGCACGCTTCGAAGCAGTTGAGCCACCCTTGGCCATTTTCTTGACCTTGCCGCCCTTGCGCATCGTCGGCTCGCCTTCGGAACCTTCTTCGCCTACCATAGGACGCGTGCCGTCCGCTTTCTTTTTCTTCTTTTCGTCTTTGTCGCGCTCGCTTTTAGCAAGATAAGACATCGGAAGAAGCATACCCATACCCGAGTCGGCCAGCTTGGCCATACCTTTACCAAACATGCCCTTACCGGTTAGCGCCCCTGCGAGCGGCGAAATGTCACCTAACTTAATACCCATTATGCTGCATCCTTCTGTGCTGGGACAACCATCGGATAGAGGATGTCTTGACCGTAGTTACCTGTATATTCCTGTACGCCCATGTGACCTAACGAGATTGATGGGTCGATCCAGACGTCGAAACCGAGTTCACGTGCACGGTCGCAGAAGAGGAAGTCTTCCCCCATGTAACCTTCCGACGTAACTTCGAAATCAAACATCGCAGTGAGCATACGATCCGTGCGTGTGTCATAATATTTCCACTCCGGATGGGCGGCTTCCATCTGCTCAAAGACTTCACGACGCACCAACATAAAGGCAGTCGCCACGCGCTTCGCACGTACGAGACCCATACCATTCATGGTGAGTTCGCCATTTTCGTCATGGTCAAGCGTAGCGATGTAGGTTTTGGTTTCGCTGCGGGTGCGCGGGACACCAGCGACAATGCCCTTTTTGGGGTCTGTGCCCCACGCCATAAGGCGGAAAATATCGTCGGCCTCGAAGTTGATGTCCGAGTCGATGAACATTAGGAAATCGCAGTTCGACTCCAGCAAGTCTTGCGCCAGCAGGTTGCGAGCACGGGAGACAACAGAACAGCCGCAAATGCTGCCAATCTGAATATCAATCCCATGCTGCGCAGCCTGTTGCGCAAAACGAGCAAGAGAAACAGCTAGCTTCAAGGACACCTTGAAGTCGTACGCTGGAAGAGCAATGAAGATGCTCTTACCAGCTAAGTCGTAGCTTTTTTCCTGCTGCATATATCACCCGTAGAAAGCTGTAGCGGTTATGTTAGCAGGCAATCCCACGTAAATCCCGTTTTCAGCAAGGATGCCTTCGCCGGGAACAAGGATAGA